CTAAAACCTCTTTAAAATAATAGTCGTTTATATACAAATTTAATTTTTCTCCTCCTATTGTTTTATCTAATCTAATTGTAAAATGATAATCATCTCCACATATTGTTATTTTCTTTACTTTTTCACTACTAAAAGGATAAACCCATTATTAATCTTCTTCTTTTTTTAACTTTCACTCCCAAGCATCTGCAATTTTTCCGCATAGAACATCTAAATTTGTAATTTTGTTTTCTCTCCAGTACCACCAATTTTGTTCTATAATATAATCTGGCGACTCCAAAACGTCTTGCTTATTTAAAATACACATTACTCCGCCTGCTGAAAGTATATTATTTATATCTGCATCTGTACCGTGTATTCCTCCTTTTTCTGTATCTTTTACAACTATAAAAGCATTTCCGCCTTTATTTGTTTTAGCGATATTAATCATTGCTTGTTTTATTTCTTTTTTTAACATTTCTCTACACTCCTTTTTTTTAAATTACTTTTGTTGTGTCATTTGGGACACTTTTTCATTAAAAAATATCTCTATAGCTCTGTCTAACTCAATTCCTAAGTAGTCAACTATTCTGCACATCT